GAGGCGGTTGAATGAATTGTGCAATATGTCAATGTCAATTATACTCTGATGATGAAACCTTTGAATGTCAATATGGCATTGTTGATGTTCTTTGTTTCAGAAGCCTAGAACTTTTAGGTAAAGTTTGGGATTAAAGGACTCCAAGATAAGGCAGAAGGTTCGGTAATTGAAGTCCAATCAGTAAATAGATTAAGCGTTCCAATCTCTGAACTCTTTTTTCAAGTTCTTCAAACAAGGTCAACGCCTCAAGATTGAGAAGTCTCTTTGATGATGGTAATAATGGCTTCACTATCAGTCAATTCGTATGCTTGCATCTCAATTAGATAATTGTAAACGCCCGTTGAAGAACCCACCATTGAAAGAAACATATCGCGGTTGATAATATGGTCGGGGTCTAAGAATGAAGAATGTATTTCCGCGCTACCATTCCCAACAGTCCAACCGAATTGGCTGTTATTCCCTGCATCCATTTCGGTTCCAGAGGGTTGAACGTCATAACTTAGAATTCCAATGAAAGTATCAGAAGGGTCAACGGCCCACATTTGGAATTTACGAATACGCATCCCGTAATTGATTAAACCATCAGCGACGACTAAACTCTTGCGCCCGACTCCTCCACCTATTACTTCTATCTGTCCACGTAGGGTTCTAACGCGACCTGCCTTCATTTCAACGACCTCCTAACTTCATCATGGGCCGCTTTCATGCACTTGGCGGAGGTACAGCCCTTTTTCCAGTCGCCATTCTTCTTAGTCATCTTAGCCTTCTGGCGTTTGAATGCTTTGCCGAATGCTCTATTGTATGCTGATACGGCTCTTTTGCCCTTTTTCTTGCCTTTTACCATGTCTGCAGTGCCTACCGCTGTTCCCTCAACGAAGGCCTGCAAAGCAGGGGCTGGAATACGGGAGACTCCCTCAATTGTTTCCAAGAGTGTGTCACCTAAAGCGTAGAGAAGGCGAGCCATTTGAGCATTAGAAGCCAATTAAACCGACCTCATTGCTGGCTAAGAGCCAAAGCCATACTAGCTGCGGCAGTCATTGTTTCAACAGTGCATTCAAGGACAACACTGACTTCATCCACTACATCAATGCCGACTTGGTCAACGCCTAAGAAAATAGACTCAACCGCGATAAGATATCCACCAGCCCAATATTGAGGGGCGATATCTTGCACTTGGCTTATAGCAACCAAATTTGAACCAGCATCACCGGACGTTAGTAATTTACCTGAAGAGATTGTTGACCTGTTATCAGCACCAATCAAGTCTGTTTGAGATTGGGTAGTTAATTGAAAGGCACACGCACCAACGGTATTTGTTCCCGCATTAGCAACATCAAGCGGAGTTCCATATGATACGGATACATTATGAATCCTCATCACTGTTTTTCCGAGCGCATCAACAAATGCCCCCAAATCAATTGAAGTTTGTTCGTATGTTGTCCCGTTGGTAGTAACGGCCGCTCGTATGAAAAATGAATCACTCTTCGCCATATCAGAGGCCAAGGCTACTCGGTGTATAAAGTAAACTTAGTGTTCCCATGCACATCACTTCAATCCTGACTATACGAGCGCACCATCCCAACCCACCACCACCTCATTCACACAGGCCACTTATAGGGTTTTTGCCGATACATACATACATATCAACTCCTTGGCGTCACTTGATGCGACACAAAACACTGACATTATGCCTTAATTCTTTTGAAATAGCCACCAAAATGCCCAATTTTAGCGCATGGGTGCGAGAGAAGCTGCTTGAGGAGGATGATGTGGCGACTCCAATCCGAGTCCACTACCACTACGAATGCCCTCGTTGTCACAAAGAGAAGGTGTTTCCGAACCAAAACATGGCGTGGAGATGCAATATGTGTGATGTAGCATTAGACTTCGTGAGCGTGAGTCTATGAGCCATGGAAAATGCGACTGTGGATTCAAGTTCCCACTGGCAATGAACAAAGATGTTCACTTTCACATAGGGGTGTGGTGTGGTAATTGCAATCAGAAGTGGTCTTTCAGTTCAAATGTTGATGACGGTCAAACAAAACTTTGGCCTAGATATTTCAAATGCTCATGCGATGCTAGAAGGTTTGGAGAATGTGTGTGCGACCCGGAGGCGGTTGAATGAATTGTGCAATATGTCAATGTCAATTATACTCTGATGATGAAACCTTTGAATGTCAATATGGCATTGTTGATGTTCTTTGTTTCAGAAGCCTAGAACTTTTAGGTAAAGTTTGGGATTAAAGGACTCCAA